ACTGTCAAGTATATCTCTTACAGTAACTCCCGGGAGTAACAGTAAATATACCTATTATACCTATAAGGCTTACGCTTAGGCTACCATTTGCACACCCTATGCTGCCGATTTAATATATTAATATATACCCCACTCCGCAATCAAGGTGGAATAGTAAATATGGATAAGTCTAAGTGTGATAAGGAGTTAGAAGAAGATTATAATAAGAAGGATTGTAATATATATAGTGGTAATCCTCTGTATGCTCCTTATTACTACGAAAGTGGTAGGTGGGATTCAGGAGATAGACAGGAAGCCTGAGTTTTGGAGTACGACATGGGAAGAGTGTGTAGAGTTTGTGGGTATTTCTCTTGAGGAGGGGTATTATCAGATAGATACTGAGAACTTTATTCATTACAGTAACTCGATAATCAGGCATTCGATAGTTTTGAGCAGGTATCAGGCTTCTATGTTCTTGATTAAGGGTGATATTCAGGTATGGTTGCTTATTGGGGACATATCTAAGCCCGGGAATGAGGTCTGGTTGCTGTTTAGTGTGAATAAGGAGGATATGTTAGACCCATTTACTATGATATACCATGAGATGTTAGACGAATTGAGGAACTTCATTATAGATATCCAAAGGCAGCACTTGAAACTAAAGACAAGATTAGGCTTATAGATAAAATACTTGGTAAGAATAGTTCTACTGAGAAGGCTGGTTTGATGTCAAGACTACATAAGAAGGATGTGTTTCGCAGGGATGAAGAAATGGTATTCAAATAAGAAGTTTAAGTAATGGTAGAGTATGACCCGGATTTGGTATTGATAGAGAAGCTCAAGCCTATCCTGAGGCAGATAGTCAGGGAGGAGCTGGTATGTTCCAAGATAATCGTAGGTGCTACGGCTATTAAGAAGGTACTGGGCATCAAGACAACTCCTTCTTTGATGAAGTATTATAACGAGTACGGACTCCCTATGGTTAAAGGTAATCGTGGGTTCTGGGAAATACATTCAGATAGTATCAAGGATTGGATGAACATAAGAAGCCTGATGGCTAGGAAAGCCAGAGAGTTAGGGTTTCAGGTAAACAGTCGTAGGGGTGCTGGCAGGTATCCTAGGCTTGAGAGGCTGACAGAGCAGGAGATGGCTCAAGTACAGGCAGGGATAAGAGAAGACAATGCAAGATAGTCTTCTGTTCCAAAGGAAAGGTAAAAGATGAAAGTATCTAAGAAGAGAAAAATGAAAGAAGCGGTAAGGCTTACTGGTGAGCAAGTAAAAAACCCAGAGGCATTTGAAAAGGAATTTCAAGGAGGGGACACCTTTAAAGAAATGAAAGGAGGATTCAGGTTGACGGCGAAGGATGCTCGACATATACTTAAGAACGTTGATTTTGAAAAGATGATTATGGAAGCCAAGGATGATAAAGAGGTGGCTGAACTTATTAATGATACTGAAAGTTTAAGAAAAGTAGCTGAGCAACTTACTCCCGAGAAACATAAGCAAATATTAAAAAATGTAAGTCCGACTAAAAAAGATTTAAAGAGAAGGCAAAAAAGGAATTTAGATACACAGATGCAAAATATCAAGAAGGGTCAAAATCACCTATCGCCAGAGTCGGTAGGTGATGCTTTTACTATGGGCAAACTTGTTGATAGAAGCACTATGGGAAGCCCCCCTGCTACAGCAGAAGAGATAAGGCGTGGCTTTAGAAGGATATAATATGCCGACACATGAGTATAGTCATTAATATAATATGAAGTTAAAGAAGTCATATGAACAATTAGCTAGAGAACTTGCACAAGGCGATTTGGAAATTCTTAACCTATTCCGAAGATTAAAAGATTTGAAAGAACAAATAGAAGAAGAGTCCGGTTGGATTGTTGAGTTCTCAGCGTTTAAGAAACATGAAAAAAGGTAAAAGATGAACACAGGAACAGAGATAGCAAGGACAGGACTGTTGGTTAAATCCGGGGATACAGAACCATTTGAGAAGATGTTGACCTCGGCTTTAGAGGCTAGTCCATTTACTGAAGAGAATAGTGAGGGGATGAAGAAGCACTATAAGAAATATCCCTCTAGGTATGTGGATGACCTAGTAAAGCTAAGAACTACATTGCCCCAATATGGTGGTACGCAACCTATTAATACAACTAATAACCTTATACTGAATCTTGGTGAGCTTAGTTTAAGCCAAAAGCAAAAACTGCTCGATGAAAAGCTCTCTGAGCTGGGTATAACAAAGGAGATGTTAGAAGGTGAACGAACAGGAATACAGGAAGAAATTAGACGAGGCGATATTAGTAGCACAGAATGTAGCGGAGGAGAAGTCAACAGACCCCCTGCTGAACCTGACACCTCATCCTAAGCAGAAGGAGTTTATAGATGCCGTACTCTACGGAGAACAAACGGAAGTCTGGGCATTTACATCGAATAGATGGGGGAAGACACTCGCCGGAGGGGTATGTGGAAGCACCTTTGCCCGGTTCGGTGACCCAGAGACTGGTAGGGCTACCACTGGTTGGGTCATTTCTCCTGATAACAATACTTCTCGTGACATTGTTGAACCAGTTTATTTTGACAATGGCTTTGTTCCTAAAGACCAAGCTGTCGCTCCTCTTATACCGAATAGCGAGATACTTGAATGGCGAAAGAAAGACAAGATATTAAAGTTAAAGAATGGTTCTTTTATAGGATTTAAAAGTTGTGAGTCTAAGGGAAGGAAGTTCCCCGGAGCAGAAAAGGATTGGATACATTATGACGAACCACCAGACAAGGCAGTTTATGACGAAGGAGGTATCAGAGTCGGGGCTGGAAAAAAGCTACGAATCTTTGGGACTTGCACTATCTTACCGCCAGAAGGAACAGTTGGTGGGATATCTTGGCTCTATCCGCACATTATCAAAAGAGAGTTCCAACTCCCCCATGTTAGAATCTTTAGGGGCTCAATCTATGATAACCCATATTTAGACGAGGTATATATTGAAACGCTCAAAGCAAGATATATTGAAGGAACTCAACAGTACAGAATCAGGATTGACGGGGAGCTTTTACCCGGTATTGGTGGTGCTAGGGTTTACTCTCCTTTCGATAGGGGCATACATATTCCTGAGGTTTCTCTACCTTTTCATACTGGGAGACCTCTAGCTTGGGTATGGGATTTCAATGTAGAACCTATGGTCAGCTTGGTAGGTCAGAAGATTGGTAATAAGTTTAATATATTTAAGGAGTTGATTCTTGAAGAGGGAAATGTCTTTGAGATGGTGGACTTATTTAGAGACCACTATCCTACGCATGGTGCAGAGATTCATGTCTTTGGTGATGCAACTGGGAAGCGAAGAGACCACCAAACTAGGCATAGCAGCTATTCTTTGATAATGAAGGCTATGTCTAACTATCCAGTACCAGTAAGGTTAAGACTGCCAGAGAAGAATCCTAATGTGCCTGACAGGATTAATGCAGTAAATATAGCACTAAGAGACCCAAGTGGTGTGGCTAATCTAGCCATGACCAATCATTGCCCAGAGTTAATGCAAGACTTTGAAGAAGTCTTGTCAGATAATAAACAAGGAATAAAGAAGACGCATAATAAGAAAGACCCTTACTTTAGGCGTACTCATGTATCAGATGCAATAGGATACTGGATATGGAAAGAAGCTCCACCTAGAAAGGTAATGGCGATGAGACCCAGAGAACGGTTTAAACTTCCGGATGTTCCGGCTTATGCGTTTAATTAGATATGAAAGAATGTTCACATTGTGGCGGAGAATTACTTAAAGGACACGAGGACATTGGTATATGTGCTTGGTGTATGATAGAGATAGACAGGCAACAGGCATTTATAGATAGTATGCCAGTGCCTTCATATTGTAGTGAGGATGACCAAGAGATTAAAAAGGAAGATAACCTTCCAACCCCAGAGGAGTATATGTAAGAATGGCTGATAAGGATAGTAAGATAATACAGACAATAAAGATGTATAAGAAGGAATCCGAAGACTCAAGGATTACCAGAGATAAGTTAAATAGGCGAAATTGGGAGGCTTATCACAGCAGACAGGACTTCTCACATAAGACTAATACGCAAAGTAAACAGTTCTCTCCGAAGACAAGTATGGGAGTAGAAGCTGTTACTGCATTTATAAAGAAGGCTCTGACGGGATTAGGTGATTACTTTGCTGTAGATTTAGAGAACCAAGACCTTATGACTAATCATCAGGCTCGTGAATTGTTAAAGTTCCACCTTGATTCCGATGAAACAGACTTTGTAACAAAGATAGCTGATGCTGTTAAGATAGGTTTGTTATCAAGTCTTATGATATTTAAGGTTAGGAGTGAGACTAGGGAAGGTCAATTTAATCTATTAATAGATGTTGATAAACCTGAGTTCTACTTCCCTGACCCAACAGGTCGTGGTTTGTACGAGATACATGAGGTTGTTCGTGACCTGCACGAAGTCAAACAGCTTGCAGAAGATGGTATCTATGATAAGAAAGAAGTTGAGAAACTTGTTAGCAGTATGATAGACTCTGAAAAGAAATGGCATGAAGAGAAGCAGAGGAATCAAGATGCTAATACTAAGAGTTTTAGAAAAGAAATAACATTGCATGAGGTTTGGGGTACTATCCTTGATATGGAGGGCAATGTCCTAGAGGAAAATATTGTATGCACAATAGCAAACGAAAGAGTACTTATTAGGAAGCCCATCCCCAATCCAAAGCTCCACAAGAAATCACCAATCGTAACCTCTCCTATAGTTAGAGTTCCTAAGTCAGTATGGCATAAGGCTCTATATGATGACCCAGTAAAGTTAAACCTCTTTATCAATGAACTTCAGAACTTGATAATGGATGGCGGTACTGCGGCAGCCCAGAATGTAAAGGTGTTAAAAGATGATAACCTCAAGAATCCTAATCAGGCTTCTGGAGGAATCCCTCCGGGTACTACTTTACTAATTAAGGAAGATACTCCTGTCAATGAGAAGACTATGCACGTTGTAGAGACAGGTAAAGTTCCACAGGATGCATTGAATGTAATGAACCTGATAATGAGAGACTTTGATATGTCCAGTATCTTTAATGATATCAGGGCAGGTCTATTACCTCCACGACAGGTCAAGGCTACTGAGGTTATTGAAAAACAACAGTCTTCAAGTGAACAACTTGATAGCTTTGCTAGGGAAGTAGAGAAGGCATTAGTTAAAGTAATAAGGCTGTCATGGCTTGAGATATTACAATTCAGAGAGGGTTTTGCTACTCTTGAAAGTGTAATCGGAGCTAGGGCAGCTCTAGTATTATCAACGATGTCGGCACAAGAAAGATATATAGAGTTTGGAATAAGAACTAACTTCAAGGTAGAAGGTATAAGTGGTATCATAACTAAAGGTAGGAACTTCCAGAAGCTCATGCTTGCAGTTGATACTATCTTTAAGAACCCTATTCTTGCTGAGACATTCGCAAAGAAGTTTAGTCCGAATAAGATACTAGACCAGATACTACAGGGTCTTGATATTAATCCGGCTAATATAGAATTACAGGAAGGCGAAGACGGTGTAAGCCCTGAAGCCTTACAGAATACATTTGGAGATAAGAAGACAGGGGAGGATGCATCTGAGATTTCAAGGAATAAGTTTCCACAGGAGCAAGTCCCACAACCAGCAGCAGGTTAAAAGGTTATGAAAATACCTAAACGGTTTAAATTGTTTGGACATACTGTTGAAGTTAAAACTGAACCTGATTATGAAGACAGGGAAGACGGTCAGGGGATAGCACAGTTTAATAAGAACCGTATTATAATTCAATGTAATAAGGCATTGAAAAGACCTGTTACCAGAATGGAACAGTGTTATCTTCACGAGGTTATACATATGGTGTTTCATGAATTGCATTATTCAAAGGAAACCTATAATGAGCAGATGGTTGACCAGATAGCAAGTGCACTTCATCAGGTATTGACTACATCAGAATATTAAAGGAAGAAAATATGGCAGAATATAATCCTTATCAGGCTCTTGTTAATAGAGCTAAGCCCAAGTTGTCATCAAATCGTAAATATGGTCATGGTAAACGAATATCAGATAAATCGTGGCGTGAGAGCTATGACACACCTTTGACCAAAAAAGAAATGAAGGAGTTTAAAGCATGGGCAAAGAAGGAGAAAGTGCGATGGGAAACTGATTTAAAAAAAAGGGGTATAAAAGCCACATGGGATTTGGAAGACCAAAAAAGGACTTATGATGTACAGGGCTATTGGAAGGCACTTAATAACGCTACAACGCAAGAAGAAAAGAATATATTGTTTGACCCGGTATCAGGACACGCCAGTGATATGTTTAAAAAGCCAACCCATCCATCATTTTCAACGGGGTCTATTTATGATAAAATTAGTGGAAACCTTGGTGGTCAGTGGGAAGGTGAACATTTTACCCCAACTGCACATAATATAAGAAATCTTGGAGGCGTAGGCGATGCTTTAAACTGGTTCGACAAAAATGAACCGGGGGTAACCATAGGATTTAACGAGGATAACTTTAATAAATGGGCTGATGAGTGGGCTACTAAAAAAGCAACTGAGGGAACTAGGGGTGATATTAAAGGGCTTGCTTGGTAGGCATTAGAGAAAGGAGATAATAATGGGTTTTATTGGACCGTTTTTTTTATTATTACTTTTGCTATAAGTTATTATTTTTACTATAAATACTTTATAAGGGGAGACTTATGAGTGCAGAGATGGACAAGAAGTTTAAAGAGTTTAACCAATGGTATCAACATCATCATGCAACCCAGCAGCCTACTAGAGACTTGGGCAGACAAGTTGCTTTCTTATCTGATGCCTTAGATGAGACTATATTCTTACTGGCTCACGCTTGTAAAAGTATAAGAGCTTTGGAGGGCAGAGAAGGTTCTGGGCTGGTGCTGCCCGGTGCTGTAGCACAGCACAAGGGGGTATCTTATGGCTGATGCACAAGGTGAAGCACAAAGGAACGCTCTTAAGAGAGAGTTTGAGAGAGCAATAAAGAAACGACAAGACCATATAATAAACAGAGCCGTATCTAAGTATAGAGATAATTTAACTGCACAAGAAGCCTTTGCTGTAATAGCTTCTATTGCAGAGTTAAGGAGTACGGTGAACGACATTGGTTGAGAAAAACTATAGTAAGCATAGTGACAATATTATACCGAGAGAAGATATTGTTATAATCATGGATGAGTTTGCAAAAGATAAATCCTTTGGTGGCTTTGAAGTTAAGTATGAAGCTGGAAAGGTTACCTTCGTAAAAGATTGGCGAGGGAAGAAGTATTAATTTTATAATTTTGCCAAGACCGAAAGGAACAGTAAAATGGAAGAAGAGAATGAGCCAGTTGATGAGCCGATAGAAGATATCGTTGTTGATACTGGTGAACAAGAAGAGTTACCTGATGACTCAGGAGTCAGAATTGTAATGTCAGGACAAGAGTACGAAGTCCCAGCTGCAGTAGCTGAAGCCATTAATGCCGAAAGGCAGGGCATGGACAGGAAACTGGGAGAGACTTCGGAAGAGCTAGGCGAGCTTAGGAAGTACCAAAGGGATTCAGTTAGTCAGGGTATTGCTAGACAAATTACATCTGATGACAAACCTGCTGGATACGACTATGAGACCGCCATCTATGAGGATGCCAATGCGGCTATTGCCCATCTAAAGAACGAGATGCGACAGGAACTAAGACAAGAATATAGCCAAGACCAAGCCCAAAGGGAGTCTGGTGCTAAGTTCTGGGATAACTTCTATCGTGAGCACCGTGATTTAGGGCGTAGTGATATCCGAGCAGATGTTCAGAGTAGAATAATGAGTGAGTTAGCAAAGTATCAACATTTACCAGATAACGCAGCAACTAGGGCTAGAATGGCTGATGACACAAGAGCCTACTATCTTGGTATAGCTAAGAATTTTGGTAACAATGGTGCTGGTGATAACAACAATTATTCCGAAGGAGCTGGCAACAGAAGTGCATATGGAAGTATAGGCAAAAAAGAGGAAGGGTTTGAACGCCTAACAACAACACAGATACTCAAGAAGAACAGGGCAAAGAAACATCAAGCTCTTATAGACAATAAGTAATGGAGGATTTTTAACATGGCTCAGTACACATGGGGATTTGATTCCCCTTCAGGCGTATTTAAGAGTCACGCTATGTCATCTAAGATTTACGAAACGGCTGTAGCTAATACTAAGTTCATGCCTTTCGCAAAACCTGTAGATGGATTCGGTAAGAAGAAGGGTGAAACTGTAACTCTTACTAGAATAGCTGCAATATCAGAGCCAACAAGTGCGGCATTAACTGAAGGCACAAAGATTAGTGAAGATACATATGCAATCACAACCACTAGCATCACTGTTAGTGAGTATGGTCGTTCTGTACCTTTCACATCTTTGGCTGAAGATTTATCGGTTGTTGACATTGAGAACAGCGTACAAGCGAGACTTAGAGAGCAGATGACCTTAAGCCTTGACACAGTTGCTTCTGCAGCTTTCAAGACTACACAGGTAAAATATACCCCAACAGGTATTACATCTGCTGATACCACAACTGGCTCTTCGTTTACCTCCGCAGCTACTAATAACATGAATATGTATCACATGGAGCAGATTTATGACTTGCTCTATGATACTTACTTAACACCTCCTTGGGAGGGAGATAAGTATGTTGGTATATTCAGGCATCTCGCAGTTCGTGGTTTAATGAGGGATTCCGATTGGGTGGAATGGCATAAGTATGTCGGTCCAGCTGCTAAGGAAAATGGCGAAGTAGGTCAGATAGAAAACATTAGAGTTATTGACACGAATCATGGTAACAATGCCGGAACTTTAGGTCTCGGTAAAGTAGGTACATCTAATGTTCTTGGTGAAGGTGTTGTCTTTGGACAGGATGCAATAGCTATTGCAACCGTTCAAGAACCTGAACTTAGAGCTAAGATTGCTGGTGATTATGGTCGTGACAAGGGCGTTGCTTGGTATGGCGTTCTTGGTATGGGAGCAATCTGGACAGCTGCTAATGCTGGTCAGGCTAAGATTGTTCATGTTGGTAGTACTTAATTTTGATAAGGAGATTTTAATATGGCTTATGGAGATGAATCATGGGTAAGCCTTCCGCTAATTCAGGGTGTAGTTGTTTCAACCGACTGGGGTGTGACTGGTGCTAAACTGGATACCATTTCAGCAGGTGAGGCGATTGCCGTAGCGGTAGTTCCTTACAAATGTGTAATAAAAAGATTTGGTTTTACAGTTGGTACAGTTGCAGCTGGTACGACCACTACTCCTACTATTAAAGTATTTAATGGTACGATAGCGACTGGTACTCTGATTGGAACTTTAACTGTCGGCACAACTGCAGCAGGTAATTGTGTTTATGAAGACCCTTCAAGTCTGCTCACAGCAGAAGCAGGTGATATCATAACATTTGAACTTGATGTCGTTGATGCAGGTGGAACGCCTACATCAGAAGGATTCCCTTTTGTTGTTGTAGAACCATCAGCAGAAACCGCAGCTAATATTAGCACGATGACTGCTGGATAAGTAGATTTATCTGAATGATAAAGAGGAGTTGGGATAGGGCGAGAGTGAAAGGCTCATCGTACTTTATTACTTCAGTTTTATAGGAGGATTAATTATGGCAGCACTAGCAGTTGGTGATTGGACAGTAACAGTAAATAAAACAAGAATTAAAGGTGGTCAACGAGAAAATGAATGTACGCTAACAATAGGTGATGGGTCAGATACTTATCCCACAGCAGGGATACCGTTTCCAACAAGAGAAACATTGGGAATGATTGAACGTATAGATAGTGTGATAATTGTAGATTCTGCCCTTGATGCAGGTACAACTACTGCCTATGTATGGGAATGGGATAAGACAAATTCAACGCTGAAAGGTTATGTAAGTAAAGACCCTGCAGATGGCGGTGGAGCAGATATAGTTTTACAGGAAATCGCAAGTTCAGTAGCACCAGCGGCAAGTACATTTGAGATTATAGCTTATGGTTGGTAGGAATCAAGTTTTGTGAAACTTTATTCATTTAACATTATAACCTAAGGAGGTTAGTATGGCAGAGGTAAAGGAAGTAGAAGGATTAACTTTAAGTAGGGTTCATGATTACCAGAGAGTTGAAGGTAAGATAGACGAGGTAAAGTTGGTCAATGAGAATCATTACATAAGACTATCTGACCGAGTCAATGAAAAAGGTGAACCTGATAAGGGTGGTAGAGACAGAATACTATTCGCTCAGAATGGTCAGGTATGGACAGGAGAAGGAACTCCAGCCCTAAAGTACAACGAGATTCCCGAATGGTTCTGGGTACTCGCTAGGAAGTGTAGCAAGGAAGGCAGGGATAGGGTTGGGTTAGTTCTTCCTGAAGAAGAAGAGAATCATTGTGAAGTATCAATACCAAAGTATGATTGTCCTGAGAAAGATTGTATGGCATCAGTTCCGCTAACACAGAAGGGTATTCATATAGGTATGCATACACGCAAGAGGAACGCAGGTAAAAAGAAGAAGACAGTGAAAGCTGTTATAGGAAAAGAGGTTAAGGAAACACCAGTAGAAGCCGCAGCTAAAGAGGGTATAGTCTACAAGGTGGAAGGGGATGAATGAATAGAGTAATTAATTGTCAATAATATAGGAGAATAAGAATGGCAACGATAACACCAACAGTAGATTCAAATAGCAATCCAAAGGGGATTGTGGTAGTTACATGGGCAAGTATAGGGGACAGTGATACTTGCACTGGCGTGACAACGGCACAATATAACAGGAAATGTTTTCAGGTAAAAGGAACATTTGGTTCAGCGACAGTTATAGCACAAGGTTCAAATGATGCTGGAACAACTTATGCAGCACTAACAGATAAAGGGCAAACGGCTATAGCTTTAACTGCAGCTGGCATAGAAGAAGTAGGGGAAAACCCATTGATGATACGACCAAGTTCCAGTGGGGGTTCTGGTTCGAGCACGACAGTAGTGCTAGTTTTAAGTAAAGATTAGGGGAGACTATTATGAAGAAGAGTATATTATTTTTTTTTATAACATTATTTATTTCTGTACTACTTGTGGGTGGGTGTACAATATCTGGTGTTAAAGTAGACCATGCAACTACGGACAAGACAGTGAATCCGTTGTTATCACCAACACAATAAGGAGAGACTTATGAAAAGTATTTGGAAATCAAAATCATTTATAACGGGTGTCGTTATGATGGTATTTGATGCCATTAGTACATATGGCATTGAGATTCCAGTAGGAATATCTAGTCATATAATTGAAATTGCAGCTATCTTTTTAATTGGTAAATCAGCAGCAAAGAGAATGAGCAATGGAAGTTGACAAGGTTGTAAATAAACTATTGAAAGCAATGGGAATCCCAATCGAAATGAAAGAGCCTAATAAGGCAATGTTTGATAGAAGGGTAGTGAGGGAGATTCTTGTTCAATGGGAACGAGATATAACTAGGAAATTTAAAGAAAGAGGGAGTTAGCATATGACTATAGCGGTATTGGATAAGTGCGAAGTAAGTGGTATAGAAGGATTTGTAAATTTAATAGATAAAGATGAAGTATTGGAAGTACATTGTAGCGAGTTGACAGATGATGGAGACGCACTTATAATAAGAAATACTGCTATAAACGAAGGAATAGAAGGAGCATTTGCAAGGATTTCTGTAAACGAAATACAGGAAGTGCCCCCTGCACAAATTGTAAGTTGTATTAAAAATGAAAGAACTCCGATTGTACTTGAAGGCGTAACTAGAATAGTAGGTTATTATTCAAGAACTAATAATTGGAACAAAAGTAAAATTGGTGAACTTAGAGACCGAAACCAACAGAATTATGCCCTTGGTGGAACTACTCCAGAGTATGATGAGGCGAGGCATAAAGCAATTAATGGACTGAGTTAAATGAAAAAATGGTGGGGGGAAAATAAAGGGTTTAATTATTATCCCAAATGTGACAAGGTGAAGGAAGAAATAAGCGACCTAGAAATATCATTTACCAAGAAGTTAGACGATGTAATGATTCTTATTAAAACTAATGAGGTTGGTAGGAAAAAGACAGATGAACGTATAGATGATTTTTTAAATAAGGTTGATGGCTTTTTATTTGGAAATGGTGGAAAGGGAATTAAGACTGACATAGCCTTAATGGAACAGAGAGAAATAGTGATGGAAAAGGATGTGAACACGCTGGGAGAGAAGATAGTTTCTAATACCATTAAGGTTGCTGAAGAAATAAAGACAATAAGAAATAAAGTTACAGAGGTTGACAAACAGGTAACTATCAATACAACAAAGATACTTTGCTACACAGGTGCTGTAGGAATAGTAGTTGGATTGATAGCTACGTTTGTCCCTATGTTATTTGATTAAAGGAATATTTATGGCTAACTTTAAATACACATCAGACATTATAGCTTACATATTATTTAAGGCTGGAGAAAAAATAGACGGAACTTCTGATTACGACTCCAAGGCTCTTGAGTATGTAAACGCTGCATATAGAAAAATATGGACTGGTGGTAGTGAGTTTGATGTTGATATTAATGAGGACTGGACTTGGCTTAGAGCTAGGAGTACATTCACATTACAGACAGCAATAACTACTGGGACTGTATCAGTAACCAATGATTCAGTCACTGCAACATTGTCTGCTGCTCAGGCAGTAGATATGGATGACAGATATTTTAAAGTAGATGGGCATGAGGATGTATTCAGGGTCTCGGCTCATACAGCATCATCGGACACGCTAACATTAGATTCGGTATATACGGGGAGCACGGATGCGACAGCTTCTTATACATTGTTTAAACTAGATTATA